GGTATTTTCAGGCGTCTCGGGTGTTTGTTCCACGACCGGCGAGTCTTCGGGGGGTTCGATCTCCTCCGCAAGGTGGTCTGTTGGCGCTGGGGTCTTTTTGCCACCGTTTAGGACATATTTTTCGAAGACGTCGCTGGTGCAGTGATTGGAACAGTTGTGATTCTGCATCATCAGTTTGAGTATATCTTCCGAGAGATAAGTTGGGTTTGATCCAGTTCTCTTCCTGTACTTTTTCAGTGTCTCCTCGACACATTTTGGATCGCAATGAGCATAGGGATCCATATGAACCTTTCTTTAAAACAGAGAACAATCTTTGAAAAGTGCCACACGCGCCCCACAAATGTCGAAAAGGACGCAGCTGTGTGTACTTGAACATCCCCGCAGACCTACACTGTCTTGTCTTATGCTGTTCTTTGATAAAGTCACTTTTGAGCGTATGCGTTCGCGGTCTCAACTCTTGGACAAAGAAAAACATGGCGACGATCTCTTCATACACTCTGACACCATCTTATCTGCACCGTTATCCAGAAATAGCACCAGCAGCACCACGGCTTATTCCGATCATAAGCGACATGAGAATGAACTACAGTGAAATGCTCCGCGGGATACCAACAACCGAGTCCAGAGTCTTCGAGTTGGAGGCACGGTTTGGAAAGATCAACTTCCAGCGCAACAAACCGTATCATTTCCAACCAAAGGTATCGAAGGAATTTTTCGATTTGTGTCTTGCGAAGCTGGATCAGTTTCAAGAGTGGTACGCTGTGGCCGAGTGGACCTTGGAGCACGACTTTATGTGGTATGACGCCGAAGGGGAGTTGGTCCGGAGTAGGGTTGCTTTCCCTCCAAACCCGAACACACCCTCCTCCGATAGCCAACTCCCTGAAGTTGAACATGTGAGAAAGCGAAAACGGTTGGTGCAGGATTTTAAACATTCGTTTGCACACACCAATCTCAACGAATTTGACGACACCACATGGGACATCCGGATAGCGCTCTCTGTCGAGGAAAAGGTGGATCCAGATTCTCTTCCTGGCACCGTGAAACCTTGTCTGGTTCGAATAAAAAACCGAAAGTCTTACACCTACTCCTCCACGGGCTTCGACGATCCGTGCTGGCGCTTCGATCTCTCGATCGCGTGGCAAGCAGAGACGAAGACCAAGGCTGAAGAGAAAATGAAAAACGAGCCAGGATTTTTCGAAATCGAATGTGAGCTTGTAAATCCGGTGGCCTATCTGAATGCCGAACATCACGACGATTTGTATGTCGCCACTTCCATGTTGCTGAAGATAAGAGATCTGTTGGGCAGTGACAGGCGTTATATTTTGGATCCTTTTCAAATCCGGAGGGGAATGGGGGAAACATGATCATACCGGTATTGTGGAAATCAACATTTGAATAAACTATTTTTAGATGTTCGAGGGAAAAAGTATTGTTCTTTATTCATTGCAAAAAGTAGAGATGGTCGAGCGTCACTGCCCAACAGAAAAGGCAAAGAAAAAGAGGAAGCTTTTTAGGATTAAACGATCGCGAACGGTTTCACAACAAGGCAACAATAACCAGATGGTCTTTTCGCCCAGCATTGGAGACGGAACCCACGTTCTTTGTGCGGTAAACGCGATGGACATTGGAACAGGGTATGCCAAGCGATACAAATCGTCTTCGTAGTTTTTAGTAGTTTCTTAAGCTTCAGTTCACGATCTTGCTCCATGTGATCCAGCTTGCCAACAATCCCCCGCTCATAAAAATAAATGTTAGAAGAATGAATAGTAATTTTTTTTGGTGTTTTGGGAAGCTGCACATCATCACAGCGCCCACCATGAAAGAGATAAACACAAGCACATGCATAATAATAAAATACGGTGCCGGAAAGCCATCCCTATTTTTTACCATGTAGTGGTTACTGCCGCGAAGCTGCCATCCGATGTATGCCACTTGTGGGATGAACATGGGCGTAGATGAAATGCCGTGGAAATCGCCATAAGACTGTCCAGTGAACAGATCGTAAGGACTGTAGCCCAATGATACCCGATTTATGTTGTGCTGTGCAAGATACCATGAGAAATGATGATCGTCGTGCTTGCGGAAGAGCTTTTGAAGGGATGGTGGTACATCGCGAAAATTCACAAGATCGTCGTAGGATAGGTCACCCCGACGGTATGTGATCGAGTGACATCCCTGAACCCAATCTACATCACGATCTTCGGTGTTCAAAGACACCAGGAGGAAAAGATTGGGAAAAGAACCGACAACCCACCCCGAAAAAGATAGGGCCACCCGCTCGCCTCGTCGTTTGTGAATGTTCTGGGCGATGATCTCAGAGACCGATGGGTGAACAATAGCATCGTCGTCGAAAGTCACCACCCGGGTTTCAGGATCGGTTTCGAGGAGCAGGGCAGGTGCAAGTTTTGTCATTGGTCCGAGATCCTTTTCCACCCAGTTGATCGTCAGCTCAGGGTGTTCTAAACTCAACCGTGTGATACCGGTTGGTACCTGTGTGACTTTATCCCTTGCCAGGTTGAGATATATTTTTTGAAAGGCTATCTTTTGCTGAGTGAGCGAGCGGAGAACAGGGAGGATGTGATTAATTCTTTTGGGAATGGTTGTGAGGCTCGCTACGATCCGACAAAGGGTCATTTGATTTTAACACATAATTTTAAGCAGAAATTTGATTATTATTTTGGTTGTTTTGAAGCGGTAGGGGAATGCCCTTTGGGCTTTTTAAAAATTAAGCATTTTGTCCGAGAGCGCAGACTTTCCTACTTTCCGATCCGTATAGCTTCCGACCAGATAGATGCTGTCATGAAGAGCACTCGGCGATAACCCTTCGACCCTCCAGGGGGTATCCCCCGGAATAACGACGGCTTTCGCAATTTTGTGGGGTATTGTCAACCATCGAAGAGGTCGGAATCTCTCGGGTACCGGGGTTGGTGTTTGTGACAGCGTAGACGTTACAATGCCGATCGAACGTTTGAGGGCGACGTTGTGTGGTCGTAAGATGCGACGATGCGGACAATCGCTTTCACAACTGCCACTTTCCAGGAGTTCGCAGGGTGCTCGATGGTATAGCAAAGTGTAGAGAATGGCCCTCTCGTTTAGAGTTTCCAATCGAGGTTCGCGCAGTTGCGACGACCCAGAGTACACAATTCCCCACATCGATAAAAAGATCTGGCGATAGACCCACCAACCCGAGAGGATCTGTAGTGTGGCTGTGGGTTCTGGTTTTGTGTGCGCTCTCGGACTGGCATCGCCCCGCCTATTGTGCAGCTGCAAGGCGACAGCCGTCTGTGCGTACCGCAGGGCACCCTGTGGTATGTAGGGATCAAAGTGGACGTTGATGATGATAGTGTGGTTCCTGTAATCGCCCACTACGGGAGCACTCATGGTCGTCGACGGTTTGACGCGCAACACAATCCAGTTTTTGGGAGGGTAGATATGGCGCGCGAGTTCATCGGTTAATTGCTCCTCGAAATCCACCAAGTTGGAATGCACCTGAAGGAATTCGTGGGGTATGACATTCTTCTTCACGGCCAAGATGGCGCCCAGATCGACTCGAAGGTCAGCCTTCATGGTTCGCGAAAGTGATGAGAAACCTGAAAAAAGATGGGGAATATGAGAGAAGAGGATTTTTTTGTTTAATTTATTTTAGCTTTGTTCATCATGAAAATGGTACGTCCATCTTGAAAAAGCGCGCTGAGCTGATTCTCTCATCTAGGGTGTTATTCATAGGTCTCGGTACCCGCTCAGTGAGAGTCTTGAATAACGAGAGAGGGAGCGCCATGTTCTTTGCAAAGCTTTCTGGACCTTTCTGCCCTTTGGCACCGAGGGTAGTGTCTAAGGTTTTGATGAATTTTAATCTGTCGTTAATTGTTCCCATTCCTTGGCATGTGGTGGTATCCCACTGTTTTGTGAAAGATGGGCGGGTGTCTTTAGGCAGTTTATCAACAAAGGACGTGTAAACTGAGCAAATTTTAGACAGTTTGACAGCTCTGTTGACCTCGGAATTCACAGTTGCGTTGTTATAGGCATTGATATAGTCCTGGACAGTTGCATCGCCTGATGATTCGCCACCAGGCTGTCCTTCGGAAAATGTTTCGTCACCATGCTGTCCTTCGGAAAATGATTCGTCACCATGCTGTCCTTCCAAAGATTCAGGATTGTGCGGGGTCGGATAGATCGATGAATGTTCTGAAGGTTTTTCGGTCAGGTCTTCAGACATTTCAGACGTCGCCAACATGTCTTCAGACATTTCTCCAGACGTGGTCCTTCCAAAGTTGACAGCGAACGGTGATTCAGATGATTCTGATTCAGATGAATGTTCTGAAGGTTTTTCGGTCAGGTCTTCAGACATTTCAGACGTCGCCAACATGTCTTCAGACATTTCTCCAGACGTTCCAAAGTTGACAGCGAACGCTGATTCAGATGATTCTGATTCAGATGATTCTTTTTGGTTCGATAAATGTTGTTCATCAGAAAGTTTTTCGGCCAACATGTCTTCAGACATTTCTGATGATTCTATCTGCTCGGCTGCAAGTCGAATCTGCTCGGAAACTGCCAAGATTTCCAAATCCCCTACCCATTTCGGGGATATTACAAAAGCCTTTCTCACCAGATCCATAACCCGAGGTTCCAAATTGATGTTCCGGCTGAAAAAATCAGTTGCCTGTTCGCTAGTTAAGAGATTGTTGGCAATGTCCCCATAATCCGCTTTGTGAAGGTATATTACACATGGACCTGCAGTTGTAATGCTCAACTCTGGTATGTTTTGACCTTTTTCATCTTGCAGCACAAACAGATTATAGATTTCGCACATCTTAAGGATGTTTTCTTTTCCCCGGTCACCCGCAGCGTTCAAAGCATGGATGTAGGGGTCAAGCGTGCTTGGCTCTTCGTCTTCCGAAATCTCAACAGGTTCGACTGTGGCAAATTCATCGCCTGAAGTGGATGGCCGCACCACATTAGGACGTCTAAAGTTGATCGCGTCCAGTTTTTGGATGTATTCCTTAGTATCAAGTTTGCCAATTTTGAGATTGGTCAGCGGATCAACGCTTGCAAGAGCCGCCGAATCAAGCTCAAGGTTGTGCGCAAAATTGTCTTCGATGTCCGTCATTGGTCCTCTTCCGAAGAACCATCTCGGGCCTTCTCCGCGGTTTTCCCAATCGATTTCAGAGATGGACTCTAATGCATTCATTGTGTTTACGCAATCATCAGCTGCTGGTGGGGAGTCTTCGGGGTTTTTCAGCTGCCCTGTTCTGATGAGAAATTGGTAGACATTGCAGACATGCTTGAGTTTCTCGGCTTTTTCTCCACTCAGAGCCCCATAAATATCCCAATATTTTCGAAGAAGTTGAAATATTGGGTTATCATCAATTTTTCTTTGTACTGTTAACAATTTGTCGTTGATCATTTTGAGGAATGTTGTGGACCAAATCCAGGGGACACAGTGGTCGTCACAAGTAGCACACTTCCCAGGATCGTCTTTTGGATTTTTCCACCATTTCTGTGTCCATCCTGATTGTTTCCACTCGGTGAAAACGGTGTCCCAAGGCCACCAGCGGATTAGTGATCCATTTTGGTCCAGGGTGCTAAAGTCACCATTTCCGGTGAGGTTGGCTGTATTTGCTTCAGAGGTGAAAATCAAAAATAGGTGTTTTGTGTCGTCTTTGAGTTCCTTAACAAAGCTATAATCGTACGTCCATCTATAATCGTTCCACAACTGGTCTTTGGTCGCTTGTGGCAGTTTCGAAGTTTTGATGGTCTTTTGCACCGTCTGCATGAGAGCCTTTGGATTGTCAGCGGAAAGTTTTGTACCGCGAATACCGGACCACACGAACTGATCTTTTTCGACTTCAGAACATTGGAGAGCCACATAGGCTTTACCAGCGACGATGGTAAAAGGCACAACTTCGACCGACTGCTCGTATGTGTCATCGTCTTCGACCGACTGCTCGTATGTGTCATCGTCTTCGACCGACTGCTCGTATGTGTCATCGTCTTCGCCCTCAGATAATCCCTCACCATCCGGGGCAAATTGTTCACCTTCTTGTGGCACCACAGATGGATATCTAAAGTCAATCTCCTTCAGTTTGTCCATGTAATGTTTTATGCCTTGGGATCCAACGGCAGGATTGAAGGACTTGAGGTCCAGTTCGAGGTTGTGTGCAAAATTGGCTTTCACATCGGTGTATGTAGTTCCCCTATTGAAAAGATATCCACCCTGGCGTTCCCCGCGGTTTTTGTTATCTATTTCGGCAATGACCTCCAAAGATGCCATCCAATCCTTGCAAGGCTCTTTCCACTCAGTAAACCACGGTGTGGTCTCAAGAACATTACTCGCAATCAGTTGTTGGTAGATCTTGCAGATCCTTTGGAGTTGACCAGGCCTGTTCACCTTTTTAGAGATGTCCAAGTAATCTCGGAAATTCGAAAATCGAGATTTTTTCGAAAGCTCTTTGAGTACCAGTTTCATGTCTTTCTCGATAGCGAAGAGCACTTTCTTTGACCAAATCTGAGGGACACAGTGTTTTACGCAATTTTCACATTCGTTTGGGTTGTCCACGGGATTGTGCCACCAATATTGGATCTTTCCGGATATTCTCCATCCGTCTGGTTTGTCAGTTATGATTTCATCCCATCCCCACCAGCGGATTTTGGTGTTGTTGGTATCTAGTTTTTTCAATTGGTAGTTGTTCGGAAGGGAATCGGAGAGAATCAAGTAGATGTGACGATCGCCCAGGTGGATGTCATATCCTGTGGGTAAATCGTAGTCCAGATCGCGAATGTCTTTATGGAAATAATGGTGATAGATATCGTCATTGACCATCTTCTTGACGTTTTTCGGCAGGTGGGAATCCTTGATGGCGCTTTTAGCGGCATAATATAGAGCGTTACGTTCCTCTGTCGAAGGTTGGGGACTGGGTAGACCCGACCAGACGTGATGGCCATCACTCGTCTCGGAACATTGCAAGGCGAGTAAGACTTTGCCCTTAGAAATGGTGAAGGGTACCACTTCGACCGTCTGGTCTGCAACAAACGGTTGTTGCTCTTCAACCGGAGTCACAATCTCAACTTCACTCTCGACCTCTACTTGTTGCTCTTCAACCGGAGTCACAATCTCAACGTCACTCTCGACATCAACTGGATGCTCTTTCCGCCATCTCTCGTTGAACTTTCCTAGGACATCCTTGTAACGGATCCAGGGTATTTCATTTTTTCGCTGTTTCTGCAAATACTCTTCGAGGTACTTTCTGTATGCGGGTAGGTTCTTGACGATCTCCCAGAGCATCAAGATCTTCTGGTTCACCTGTTTGGTAGTTTCCGCGAAAGTTAGTGTATTGTACATCAGCAAGTAAGTACGTGTGCGATGGTTGAGACTCGCTAACATTTGATTGCATTTCTGTCCTCTTGATTTCTTCCCAGATGTATCAAGGACATCATCGACCTCGAAGGATTGTTCGAACAAATAGGATTTAAACTGATCCTTTCTCAGGGCGTCGAAATAATCGCGGCCCAGATCTTCGGAGTTTGCTCGCAGACCGCTGTTGGTCGTGCACAGCCATTTGTATTTGAGGATGGCCAGAAGTGGTTCGACCAAGGCCTTCAAGAATTTGTACACATAGATATCATGTGGCGTTTTTGGCGACATCAGAATAGGGGGTCCATCACCATCATCCCAATTGGTGTACTTGAGGGATGCATCATTGCTAACACGGTTGGGATCGTTGATAGGCCATTGGACCCAAATGTTATCAAGCACTGTCATGTTCTCGGGTACAAAGTCTTGAGTTCTAAAATATTTGTAATCCGCGAACCATTGCTCAAGGAGGGTGCGCGTAAGCGAATCGCGAGTACCGCCTGATTTCCACGGTGCCCACAAATAATAGGGCAATGAAGAACTCCATGGCACACGTCCCTGTGAAGTGAAGGGTGGGACAAGCTCCACGTAATATTTGTAGAGATGGTAGATGACATCTGGAGTACGGAAGCTTTCGTTTTTGCTGTCGTTGTCAATTTTTGTACGAGTGTCTGCACAAATAGCTGGCGGGGCTGCAATAAAAGATACCTTCCGATCATATGCGCTAATAGCTCTGTCGATGCTGGGGATCCGGACATCCACCCACCCATTCAATTCTTCCGGAGTGATTGGGCCGGCAGAAGTTGTGGGTGAGGTTTGAAAGACGTGGAGCAAAGCTGTGCATTTTTTCATTGTGCTGCTGATGCATGCACTCGTTTCGGCCTGAAGATGAATCACTTGACCGGTGATGTCTGTGGTAGCCATTCCAACCACATCGTCGTTCTTTCCGAGTTTGAAGGGAGCGTATTTCTGGCTCAAGTCTGCGAAGATGCATTCGAAGGCCTCCGGAGCCACAACTTCCTGGGCTTGTTGTGGTTTTAGAGCTTGGTGAACTTCCTCCTTACCCTCAGGAAAATCGTCCACAAACTCCAAGACATCATCAGGAGCTGTGAGAGTTTGAGAAACGTCGGATATGAAAGGGCTAGGAAGTGGTGTGGTGGGTTCTCCGAAACCGGCACGAATCAGTCGATCGCGCTTGATTGGAGAGTCCACGATACCACCCCACTTGGGGAGCCTGGGCGGGGCTGTATCCACACCAGGGTAATCGTAGAGGTATGGTCCGTCTTCCGAAAGATAACGTTCGTCCACGATGACGTCGTCCTCCTTTTTGCTGTGCGAAAGCTCGAAAGTTCTCGCCCATTTCACACCGCGAGGAGACTTGAACCTGCCTGGGGCCTTATTTTTCCACCAGGCGTCCCAAGCTGTTTGTGCTTGTTGGGTTGATACCGACGACATTTTTATTAGATGATCATATTTTCTTTGCCGCTCTGCGAGGTGTTTCACAAACCAGAACAAACCACATCAGTTCAACTGATCTAGTGTCTGAATGTGCTTCTCAATCTCTGCCGCAGTTTGTATCAACAGACGATACCCGTTCAAACGGACAAGTAGGTTGGGATTTTCACTTAGTTCCTTGATCTTGGTTTGATAGTGGTCGATGAACGATTGTGCAGTCTGCGAAAAACGCGGATCCTCGAGATACGTCTGGTACGCAGCGGCCCACTGGTTCAATCGATCCTGTTCGATGCCGATCCATTTCTGATACAAAAGTTGCTGTTGTTGGGGATCGGTAATGTTGTGCTGCCGAAACGCGTCGTCGATGGTCTTTTGATCGATCACAGGGTTCTCTACCTCCGTACCAAGGTTTTCCAGTTGATGAGGGATGACAAGACTGGGCTGCGCGATCCGTTGGGTTGACCCACTTGGCTGGTTCAAAACCAAATTTTGTTCCTTGCTTTTAATTTTGTGCGTCAGATGTTCTTGTTGTTGATGGAGCAGTTTTAAATTATCAAAAGCCTTTTGCTCCTTCGCGAGCTTCTGTTTTTGGGATCGCACGGCCTCTAGCTGTCTTTTTAGATCGCCCTGCTTGGCCAAGACG